AGTATCTGCTGATGGTGATAAGTATTGGTATCTAAACGGTAAGATTCACCGTGAAGATGGTCCTGCTGTTGAGTATGCTGATGGCACTAAGTGTTGGTACTTAAACGATGAGCAACTTACAGAGGAAGAGCATAAAGCTAATACTAACCCTACTGTAGAGATGACTGTGGAAGAAATCTGTAAAGCTTTAGGTAAAAACGTAAAGGTAAAACAAAATGATTAAGTATGAAGTACAAGTATGTGCTAGTGGTAGTAAGTTGTGGTACCTAAACGATAAGCTTCATCGTGAAGATGGTCCTGCTAGTGAGTGGGCTGATGGTTGTAAGTCTTGGTACTTAAATGGTGAGTGGCTAACAGAGGAAGAACATAAAGCTAAGACTAACCCTACTGTAGAAATGACTATGGAAGAAATCTGTAAGGCTCTAGGTAAAAACGTAAAGGTAAAACAAAATGATTAAGTATGTAGTAGAAGTATATGCTGATGGTGATAAGCATTGGTACTTAAATGGTGAGCGTCATCGTGAAGATGGCCCTGCTATTGAAAGTGCTGATGGTGATAAGTTTTGGTACTTAAATGGTGAGCTTCATCGTGAAGATGGACCTGCTGTTGCGTATGATATTGGTGATAAGTATTGGTACTTAAATGGTAAGCTTCATCGTGAAGATGGCCCTGCTATTGAGTATTTTGATGGTAGTAAGTTTTGGTACTTGAACGGTAAGGAACTTACAGAGGAAGAACACAAAGCTAAGACTAACCCTACTGTAGAGATGACTATGGAAGAAATATGTAAAGCTTTAGGTAAAAACGTAAAGGTAAAACGAAATGATTAAGTATGAAGTAGATAGTTATGGTAATAAGTTTTGGTACTTAGACGATAAGCTTCATCGTGTAGATGGCCCTGCTATTGAGGATGTTGGTGGTGATACGTTTTGGTACTTAGACGATAAGCTTCATCGTGTAGATGGCCCTGCTATTGAGTATACTAATGGTGGTAAGGAGTGGTACTTGAATGGTGAGGAACTTACAGAGGAAGAACACCACATTCGTACACTCCCCACTGTAAAGACTGCCTCAAGTAAACCTATGTTCGAGGTATCTGAGATTCGTGAGAACAGTCATGACGGTAGTGCCACTCTTGTGATTGACATGTCACCTGAGATGGTTCAGATAGTTCTAACTAAAGGGGTCAACGCTATTCTCCGTGATGCGTTAGACGATGTAGAAGGTTGGACAGGATGAGTAAAGTATTAATGTGTGACCCACCTAGTGGTTGGAAGTATGGTTTTCCTAAACCTATACCAGACGACCTTACTAGCACCCTGGAATGGTTAGTAAGTGAAGGTTATCCACAGGAAGAGATTGATGCGCTTGGAGATCATTTTTACTGTAGCTACTGGGAGGTAGAGTAAGAATGGATAAAGAATTGCTTGGACTACTGTTGAGTGTACCGTTGGTATCAATTGCATACATAGGTGCCGCATACTTAGTGGTGAATAGGTACCTTGAAATTAATAAGGGGCGGGATGAAAGAAATGATTGAACTAACTAAAGCGCAAGAGACTAGACTTGTTATGGCCTTAGTAGACTGCGAGGACGTTACAGTAGAGGATGTCGTACAGCTTATATATAACAGACAAGCAGAGCTATCGCAGGAGGAGCCAGAGTGAGCCTTACACACAAAGAACTAGAGACTATGTGCAACCGACTGGCATACAAATACAACAGCCCTAATCACAGAGATGACTTGGCACAAGAGGGCTTACTCAAGTGTTATGAGATCATAGCAGAGGAACCCAAGGCACACCCAGCGAAGCTGCACAGGGAGGCTAAGAGGGTTATGCACGATTACCTTAACTTAGGTCTGCTACCTGTCTACGTACCTGCTCACAGTGTCGCTAGAGGGTTAGCCCACGACATTGATAAAGGTAAGTCAGGTACAATGGGTAAGCAAGGTCACGATTGGTTGAAGCTAGTTATGTCTCGTAACGACATCCCTTATGACGAAGATTTCAGTGAATCTAGTATGGATCAAGCTAAAGAGTACGAGACTAAAGAGCTACTCAATTATGTAATTAGTGTTGCAGATAAGTCACTTTCAGCAATAGAGTATGCAATCTTTAAGATGAGATATTTCAAGGGTATGTCACAAGATGAGGTAGCAACACAGTTAGAAATCAACAAGATGTTGGTGTCACGACATGAAAGTAGAGCATTAAACAAGATTAGGGAAGCTGTGTTGTAACAATTTGTGATGTTACAAGTTTGGAATTATATCCCTATAAGTAAGTGTAACCTCTTAAAACAAACTTAAGTTTTAACTTATGTATTGACTAAGAGTTTTACTACTAATAGTTAATAAACATAAGTTAAAACGAAAGTAGGTACTATATGACTGAAACAGCCCACCTAGAGTGTCCTTATGTGTCGTGTGGTTCTTCAAATGCCTTTAGCTTTAATAGTGCTAAGGGGGTAGGTAAGTGCCATTCTTGTGATACAGGTTATCCAAGTAAGTACGCTAAACACGACTGGGCAGAAGATAGATACCCAACATCAGGTTCAGGAGAGATTATGTCGTTCACACCAAAAGCTGTAGTGTCGTTTACACCAGAGGATACCTCCGATGGAAAATACGTAAACATGCGCAGTATCAACACAAAGACTATGGAGGACTATGGCGTACTAACCTTTGATGGTCGCCAAGAATACATTTACCCCAGCGGGGGAATTAAGGTACGTAAGTTAGCTGAGAAAGGGTTCTACGCTAAGTCAGGTTTCAAGGGTGACGAACTGTTCGGCATGAACCTGTTTACTGCTGGTAGCTCTAAGATGGTTACGATCACAGAGGGTGAGCTAGACGCCCTGTCAGTGGCTCAGATACTCAAGGGTAACTACACCAACCCTGTTGTGTCTCTACCGTCTGCTACGCCCTCTAAGAAGCTATGGGAGAATTGTGCTGACTGGCTTAACAGCTTCGAGAAGATTGTGCTGTCTGTTGATAACGACGATGCTGGTAATGCTCTAGCGGACAAGGTATCTAAGCTGTTCCCTAACAAGGTCTACCGTGTTGACCACCGACCATACAAAGACGCTAACGAGTTCTTACAGGCTGGTAAGGCAGCAGACTTTAAGAGTGCATGGTGGAACGCACGTAAGTACACACCAGAGAACGTCTTAAACAGTGCTGATGACTTCCTGTCGTTGTACCACGATACACCAGAACACCAGTATGTACCTACAGGTATCCAAGCACTAGATGATAAGATACTAGGATTGATGCAAGGTCACTTCACAGTGATTAAGGCACCGACAGGCATTGGTAAGACTGAGGTTATGCGGTACTTAGAGTACAACATGTTGCAGAATGACGTACCTATTGCTGCATGGCACTTAGAGGAAACCAAGCTAAGGTCTCTACTAGGTCTAGTGTCATACGAGTGTAACGATAACTTAACCCGCCGTGACTTGATTACAGATAAGAACGCAGAGGATCGTGTAGTTGCTGCTATTAAGAAGGTTACAGAGAAAGAGTTGTTCTATCAATTCTATCTGGGTGACGGGCAGGGTGCTGACGAACTATGCGAACAGATCAGATACTTTGCTGTAGCATGTGGATGTAAGTTTGTATTCTTTGAGCCTATTCAAGATGTCGTTGTTGGGTCGTCAGAGGAAGGTAAAGAGCAGATGCTTGCTGACCTATCTGTCCGTCTCTCTAAGTTGGCAGCAGAACTTAACGTAGGTATCATCACTATCGCTCACACTAACGAGAATGGTGACCCTAAGTATTGTAAGATGATTGGACAACGTGCGTCTGTTATTATTGACTTGTCACGGGACAAAGAAGCAGATAGTCTAGAAGAACGTAACACAACGTATATTCGTGTTGAGAAGAACCGACCTTGTTCTGAGGAAGGTGCCGCTGGTATGATGCGGTTCAGCACAGATACGTTTACACTCAAGGAGGTACAATAATGTTTTTCAAATCACGCAAAAAGGAACCGACTATGACCCTCAACAATGAAGCCCAACTAGAAATGTTCCCAGAAGAAAAGGTAAACGAGGTAGTGACAAATAATACTGTGGTACCTTTGACTGATATGCGATCTGAAGTTATCATGGTAACCCCAGATTTAGCTAAAGTTTTTCTCGCCTCTAACACTTCAAACCGTAATATCAGAAAGGGTGTGGTAAGCTCCTATGCAAAAGCTATGTCTCGTGGGGAGTGGAAGTTATCTCCACAGGGTGTAACTATTTACACTAAGACCAATCGAATTTTGGACGGTCAACACCGACTTCTCGCTGTCGTTCAGTCTGGTGTAACTGTACCCTTGTTTGTGGTTTACACATCGGACGAAGAAGTTTTCAAAGTGCTAGACCAAGGGGCACGACGAAATACGGGCGATCTTTTCAACTTGGACAAACGAGTAGCTGACACAGTAAACTTCTGCTCTCGCCTTATGATGAACTCTTTTGGGTCACTAAGCTCTGCACAGCTAGAGCCAGTAATAAACTCCTCTCTTGGTAAAATGAGTGGTGAGCTTATCGAGTTCTGCGGCATAAACCGTAAAGGTTTTTCATCCTCACCAGTAAAAGCCGCTGTTGTAACCTCTGTACTATTTGGTACAGACAAGGATTACGCTTTTAACCTGTACAGAAATCTTATTCTTATGGACTTTGATAACTTACCTCCAGTGGGAAAAGCATTTCTACGTCAGTTGAATACAGGTAGCATCGACTTTTCTAAGAGTAACGGTAGTAAGAACACATATGCTAGGTCTCTAAAACTGTTTAACGAAGGTAATAAAAACCTTAATGTCATTCGTATTAGCAATGAGGTTTTATCTTCTACTATATCTAAGACTGCTAAGAAGATGAAAGTTATGCTTATCCAAGAAGGTAGCATCGAAAAAGATTGGGGAAAATAATGACAACAGTATTCGACATTGAAACAGACGGTCTTTTAGATGAGATGACCAAAATTCATGTCCTGTCTTGGTCTAATGACATGGGTGAAGTTAAGCATACCCATGACTATGATGAGATGCGTTATGTGTTACTCAACACTGGCACTCTGGTGGGTCACAACATTGTCCGCTTCGACATACCCGCCGTGGAAAAGTTACTTGGTATCAAAGTAAAGGCACGTCTGATCGACACACTGGCACTTAGCTGGTACCTACACCACGACAGGATCAAGCATGGCCTAGAGGGCTACGGTGTGGAGTATGGGGTGCCTAAGCCAGAGATCAAGGACTGGAACAGCCTCACACCAGAGGAATATGCCCACCGTTGTGATGAGGACGTTAAGATCAACAACCGTCTATGGCAGACACTAGAGCTTAAGCTAAACAAGTTGTACAAGGACACCCCAGAAGACAAAGAACGTCTGATTGATTATCTGTCGTTCAAGTTAGACTGCGCTCGTGAGCAAGAAGATATGCAGTGGAAGCTAGACGTACCTAAAGCGCAAGCAGCCTACGACGAAATTATGGCTCTTAAGGTAGAGAAGGTAGAGCAGCTTGCTGAGGCTATGCCACGTAAGACACTAACCCGTATGGCTAACCAGCCAAAGGTTATGCACAAGAAAGATGGAGAGCTATCCTCACACGGTGAAAAGTGGGTGGCTCTCTGTAAGGAGTATAAGCAGTCTGTAACAACAGTAGGCTTTGTGGTTAAGACTGGTGAGGAACGGGGCAACCCTAACTCTAACGATCAGGTTAAGGACTGGCTGCGTAGCTTAGGTTGGCAACCACGTACATATAAATTCTTAAGGGATAAGAAAACAGGTGATGAACGTAAACTGGAACAAGTACGAAAAGATGGTGAGCTATGCGAAAGTGTTAGGGTTCTCTCTTCTGTTGATACTGCTGTTGAACTTCTTGACGGTCTTACTGTTCTTACTCATCGTTCGGGGATACTAAAGAGCTTCCTAGAGTGTCACGTAGATGGTTACTTACAGGCTGGTGTAGCAGGACTTACGAATACGTTCCGCTTCAAACACTTTAAGCCTCTGGTTAACCTACCTAGTGTAGACAAACCTTATGGTGACGTTATCCGTGGGTGCCTTACCTGCCCCGATGGGTACGTTCTAGCAGGTGCTGACATGACATCTCTAGAGGATACTACTAAACGGCACTATATGAAGCCCCTAGACCCTGACTATGTAGAGGAGATGAGCAGAGAGGGGTTTGACCCACACTTGGACTTAGCTAAACACGCTGGTGTTATCACTCAGTCTGACATCGACAAACACAACTCAGGGGAGCAGTCACTCAAGTCTCTACGTAAGAACTACAAGGTGGTAAACTACAGTGCTACCTACGGCGTAAAACCACCCACCCTGTCACGTAACACAGGTATGACTAAGGGTGAGGCAAGCAAGCTACTAGACGCCTTCTGGAGCCGTAATTGGGCCATTGAGAAGGTAGCAAGCAATGTACGTACACGGGAGCTATTCGGTCACATGTGGTTGCTAAACCCAGTGTCAGGTTTCTGGTATAGCCTACGCAGTGAGAAAGATCGTTTTAGTACACTTAATCAAGGTACTGGCGTATTCTGCTTCGACACTTGGGTAGCTATTTGTCGTAAGAACAACATCAAGTGCGTGGGCCAGTTCCACGACGAAATCATAGCTTTAGTAAAGGAAGGAGAAGAAGAGAAGGTTGAGGCGGTAATGCACGAGGCAGC